GCCAAGCAGCATATTATGATCTACTAGAAGATGCTACTTTCCAAAGCACAGACAAGATTAGTGAGTCACGTAACACACTAATTACTGGTCAAGTTGGACTAATCGCCCAAACTCCAGTTGTTGTTAGTGCACAAATGACAGGTGCAGCTGCTAACGATGCATTAGCTGTTCTAGTTAACCCACGTAACTTTGTTGTTGGTAACCATCGTGCAATGCGTATTGACACAGATGACGAAGTTATCAACCAGCGCCGTGTTATCGTTGCTAGTATGCGTATCGCTATGAGCCGCTTAACAAGCAATGAAGGTAGTGGTGTTGTAACAGTTCGTTACGTTTAATTAAACTTAGGCAGGGTTCTTTGGAGCCCTGTCTCTAAAGTCTAGCGTGCTAGTCTTTAGAGACACAGGAGGATTTATGGCTGACCTAATTACTAGAACGGAGTATAAAAACTATCTAGGAATTACTACTACAAATAAAGATCAAGAAATTGACCTGCTAATTCCTAAAGTTAGTCAGTTAGTAAAAACCTACTGCCGCAGAAATTTTACTGACTACTATGATGAAAGTAAAACAGAATATTTTGATGGCGGATTTGATAAATTAATATTAAAAGAAACCCCAGTTGTTAACGTAGCAGAAGTTAGTAAAAGCGTAGACTATGGTCAAACTTATACTAAACTTGTAAAGTTTACAGACTGGGTACCAGATGGCGACAGTGTTAGAGCTATAAGCAATGGCGGGTGGTTTCTAGAGTACATTCGCGGCTATCGCGTAACCTACACAGCAGGTTATGAAACTGTACCAGAAGATCTTAAATTAGCAGTATTAGACTTAGTAGAATACTACAGTAAGAATAACAGCGCAGTACATGTAAATCGTGATGTTACGCCCAATGTTACACAAATACAGTATGTAGCTACTACAAACTTTCCGGCACATATTAAGCGTGTACTAGATCAGTATATGGCGGACTATGTATAATGAAGTCTACACAAACTGCTGATGTAGAATTTATTAGAGATTTGCCAAAAGAATTAGTAAATACTGTTGGTGAGTATACTAGCCGAGGATTAAAACAAACTGATACCAGATTATATGAGCGAAAAACACTAGACTTTAGACAAATTGTAGACAGTGTTTTTCCAACTATGTTAGTTATTGACTACAGCAACATAGAGCGTGAATTAAAAAAGTATAGTGATATAGGCCAATCTTTGAAAACAGCATTAGGTGATACCTATACGCCTAGCTTAGATAAGAAGTATACTGAAAATAAATTGAGTGATAAAGAAATAGACCTAATAGTTAAAACTATTAGAGCAGCGGCAAAACAATTTGCAACCAATTCTATTAGTGTATCACAAAGAAATTTATTACTACAGCTCAATCAGATTATTAGATATGATAGAGAATATGGTACAGTTCTACAGGGATTAAGAGAACTATTTGTAGATACTATACATATTACTGACTTAAGTAATGTAAATAGAGACGTATTTTTATATAACAATTTTAATGATATTACATCAAGTTTTACTAAAGAAATAAATAAGCAATTATCTTTAAATCCTATAAAAAACGTAAACACTATTAGTGAGTTTTTGGACTATGGACATACAGCAATAGGCTATCAAGAACCAGATGGATCTATAAAATTACAATTTAATAGTCCAAAAGTAATTAATATTATTTTTGATGTAATTACAGATACCAGTGGTAGTGCCCAGGGATTACTAGCAGCACAACAAGCTAGTGTAAATTTTATTGAGCAAGCCAGACAAACAGAAGAATACCTAACCATAGAAAAAGATTTTAGTGAGGGTTTTATTAAAGTTTTTGTTAGTATTGGTGGGAATATTGTTAGATTTGAAAATAGTGTAGTTAATCAACGACGCGGTAGTGTTTTAGAAAAATCTATAAATACACAATCTAATTCTAAAACATTAAGAAAGTTAGGTGAACTAATAGGTGCGGTTGGTGGTAAAATAGCCACACAAATTAGACGTGCCTTAATAACTGGTAGAGGTTCCCCAAGTGTTTTAGATTATATAGCTAATAGTATTATGGCTACGATTAAAGGCGAAACTGTAACAGCCTTTAAGCAAAAAATAACAAAAACTAATAAAAAATCCGATAAGGTAACTGTACCCACAATTACTGGTTTTACAAAAGGTGTTAAAAAAGTAAAACGGCCTGCAAAAGTTGTTGCCAAACAGCAACCAATGTTATCAGGGGCTACAAAACAAGACAATCAATTACTATCATTACAAAATTTACTTAATAGTAATCTTGTACAAACTGTTAAACAAAACATGGGTAACGGTACTAGGCGTGATATACTTAATTTACGTAGTGGCAGATTTGCAGAAAGTGTGCGCGTAGAACGATTAACTAAGGGTAGAGAGGGTATGGTCACCGCATATTACGACTATATGCGCTATCCATATGCAACTTTTAGTGACGGTGGAAAGCAGGAACAACCTAGAAGTAGAAACCCTAAACTGCTAATATCAAAGTCAATTAGACAAATAGCAGCACAGGCCAAAATAACAAGATTAAGGGCCGTATTAGTATGAGTAGACGAACTAGTATAGTTAAGGCCCTTGCCGAACGTTTTAAAACTATAGACGGTACAGCGCCTTATACAATAAATTTACAAGAGCAATGTTTTGCCAAACTTAAGTTCTGGGACGAAGTAAATGACTTTCCTAGTGTATACCTAAGCCCTGGCACGGAAATGCGTGAATATCATCCAGCAGACTTTGCCTGGGGCATGCTTGGAGTGTGTGTAAAAGTATACTGCAAAAGCGAAGAGTTTGCACAAGAACAACTAGAGCAATTATTAGAGGACTTAGAGCGTTGTATAGATGCAAATCGTCAACTAGTATATGATGCAACTAACAATTATGAAACAACAGAAATATTAATAGACTCGATAACTACGGATGAGGGCCTCTTAGCTCCCTATGCAGTTGGCGAGATTAACTTACAAGTTCGTTATCAGATCATGTAAGCAACCGTGCTCTAAAAGTCTAAGCACAGATAAACGTCTAGTCGTGACTGGCTGAGCACCCATAAAGAGGAATAAAAACATGAGTTTTAATTTACTTCGTAATAGTAGAGTATTCTTTACTACTAATGTAGGTACTAGTGGAGCATCACTAGGAGTAGTAGCCGCTACCGGTTTTACCGCTACCAATACTAGAGAAATTCAGGTATTAGATGGCTTTGGCTTTAGTCAAAATACTACTAGTGAAACAGTTACACTAAATGAAACAGGTGCTAGCCCAGTTCGTGGACAACGTAGTTTTAATACACAGCTAGATCCCGTTGATTTTAACATGACTACTTATATTCGACCTGTAGATAACGGTACTAATGTTACAGCAGAAGAAAGTGTATTGTGGAACGCAATGTTTACTGATGCTGCTATTGGTAGTGGTAGTGCTGCTTGGACAGATGCTGCTACAGGTACAAGTCCTGCAACTTGTGTAGCTACAAATAGTAACAAGCATCAATTACAGCGTTTTGGATTAATTGTTATTATTGATACAGCTTGTTTTGTTATTGATGATTGCGTGTTAAATACAGCTACAATTGATTTTGGTATTGATGCAATTGCTAGTATTCAGTGGGCTGGACAAGCTAAAGCAATTCGTCAAATTGCAGCACCAACATTTGTTGATGCAGATACCTGGAGTGGTTCACTAGCTGGAGATTTCAAGCAAAAAACTACTAGTGCAGCATTTATTGCCAACAAACTAAGTGTTGTAACACTAAAAGAAAATATTGGTGCTCCTGGTACTCCTCCTGTTACCGGAACAATCTATAACTTACCACTAACTGGCGGAAATCTAACAATTAGCAATAATGTTAGCTATTTAACTCCAGCTACACTAGGTACAGTTAATCAACCAGCTACTTATTTTGCAGGTACTCGCGCAATTAGTGGTAGTATGACTGCATACTTACGTACAGGTAGTACTGAAACAGCAGGACTATTAGGTACTATGTTGACCAACAGCAGCACAGATGTTGACCCAGCTTATTACTTAAAAATAGCAATTGGTGGTAGCAGTGCTACTGATCGCGTTGAACTTGAAATGCCTGGTGTTGTATTAACAATTCCTACAATTGCTACTGAACAGGTTATTAGTACTACTATTAACTTTACAGCTCAAGGCACGGCTAGCAACCTATTTGATTTAGCACAAAGCAACGAAATTAACGTAAAATACTACGCATAAGTTTTATTAACCGAGACCGGTACTATACCGGTCTCACTAACAAAGTGTAACAATGGCAGATCTTAGTTTAAAATCATTATTAGTACCGTCAAAAAGCGTTGAGGTAGAATATCCTGGTATGCCAGGGTTTAAAATTAATTTGGCTTTTTTAAGTCGTGAAACAATTGTAAATATTCGCAAACGTGCAACAAAAACTAGCTTTAAAAATCGTCAACCAGTTGAAGAATTAAATGACGAATTATTTTTACAACTATATGTAGAAAACGCAGTAAAAGGTTGGACCGGTTTAAAAATTAAATACCTAGAACAACTAGCGCCAGTAGATGTAAGTCAACTAGACCCAGAAGATGAATTAAACTATTCTAGTGAAAACGCACTCTACTTAATGAAGAATTCCAGTGATTTTGATAGTTTTATTAGTGAACAGGTTAATGACTTGGGAAACTTTTCCAAGAACAGCTCCAAGGAGTTGAAGCACAATTAAATAACTACTTTCAAAATCAGCAAGTTAGTATGAGTAAGGAACGCTACTTTGAAATGTGTGAAATGATGGGTAGCGATCCTGTAGAAGGTGAAATTCCAGTAGAGTACGAGGACTTTCCGCTAGATGTGCAGCAAGCACTAAGTGTTTATCGCATGTTAAAAGATGAGTGGGAAGGATTCAATGGTTTGTATTTAGGTAAAAGTTTTATAGGCCTAACCGAAATACTTGACTATATGGAAGTTGACACCAGCGACAGAAAATTAACTGTGCAGCTAATCAAACTAATTGATAATGTTAGAATTGAGCTAATAAATAAACGAGAACAAAAGCCCGCTAGTAGTTAACACAGCGGGCTTTTTTATTCCTCAAAATATTTGTGTTTGACATTTTAAAACCCTTGTGGTATACTTGGTGTAATCTCGCATAAAATATGCAGCTAGAAAAATTCACCTGGAGTTAATATGGCAGGTAACCGTATAGACATCAATCTTAGCGTACAAGATCAGAGCAGAACGCTGCAAACACGTACAAATGATGCTAAGAAATTAAATGAGCAGCTAGAGCGCTCACAAAACTTAATGCGCGGCACTAAAACTGGTGCTGGTGCTATGCGTCGTGCTGGCCTAGACCCTATGACTGGTGCTGAGGTTGGTGAGTACAATCGTGCTCGTGGAGCTGCAGGTGCTGGTGGTGCAAGTGCTCGTGACTTTGCTGACCAAGCTCGTGGTCTTGGCGGATTAGTCAGGTTATACGCTACATATGCTGCTAATATATTTGCGGTTACTGCGGCCTTTAATGCATTGCGCGAAGCTATGCAAACAGATATGATGATTCGCAGTTTAGATCAACTAGGTGCAGCTACTGGTACAGCTATGGGTGGTATTGCTAAACAATTTGCAGCAGCTAGTGGTGGTGCTATTAGCTTACGCGAAGCTGCAGAAGCTACAGCTAAAGCTATGAGCAGTGGTATGACACGAGATCAGTTTTTACAACTAGGTGAAGTTGCCAAGGGGGCTGCACAAGCGCTTGGTTTAAATATGAGCGATGCAGTTAGCAGACTTACACGCGGTATTACTAAACTAGAACCCGAACTATTAGACGAACTTGGGTTATTTACTAAAGTAGGTAAAGCCGCTGAAGATTATGCACGTAGTGTTGGTAAAACTGAAGCACAACTAACAGATTTTGAACGTCGTCAAGCATTTGCTAATGCTGTGCTTAAAGAAGGAAAAGATAAATTTGGTGAAATTGCACAAGAAGGTAATCCCTACGATAAACTACTAGCAGAACTTAAAAATGTAGCGCAAGATATATTAACTGTTGTAAATAATCTTGTAGCTCCTATAGCTAAATTATTAGCGGATAATACTGGATTAATAGCTGGTGCTATTGGATTAGCAGCACTTAAGATTACTAAGACTGCATTGCCTGCACTAGGGCAGTGGCGTGCAGGATTAGAAGTTGCTGCTAAAGATGCTGCAGAAAAAGCTACACTTATTAATAGAAGTTTTCAGGAAGCATTTGCAGCTAAACAAGAAAAAGCTCTTGGTATTCCTGGATTACAAAAGAATCTTGACGAAGCTAAGCAGCAGCTTAAAAAGGCACAACAGGAGTTACTTGGTGCTTCTACTGGCATGGATAAACGTGTTGCCGGCAGCAAGTGGTTCGGAGCCGCTACTAGTGAAGATGTAGCTAATGAAAAGAGCATAACTAAGCTGCAAGAAACCAGTGCTAAATATGCTCAAAGTGAATCAGCTGATAAGCAAAAAATTGCAGCTGCAATGACAAAGGTAGCAGATGCGCAAAAACTAGTATTAGAGCGCAGTCAAGCACTAGCCAATGTTGATGATACTTTACAAGAAGGCCTACAAAAACGCGCCAGAGTCTTAAGTGAATTGTGGCAGCGTGAACAAATTAGAGATCAAGCAGCTGCTAAAGCAGCTAGATTACGTATACTCAGTGAAGTTAGTACTGATGTTGATAAAAAGGGTTTTGCCGGAGGAATTAAGGAACTATATGGCAAGGCTCAAGCAGATGAAGACCTAGGTAGGTTAGGTAAATTTGCTACAGTGTTTCAAGGCGTAATGATTGCTAGTGCTAGAGCAGTAGCAATTTTAGGTAGTGCCTTAAATAAAGCATTTTTCTATATAGAAATTATTATTGCTACATTTCTAACATTAGACTCGCTATTTAGTACAAATGCAAAATCCGTACGAGAATTTGATAATAGTATTAATGTTTTAGAAGAAAATACCAAAACAGCCAATCAAACACTAGAAAAATTTAAAGGCGTGCTTAGTTTTGAGAGTATTATAGCTAATATTAATGCATTTACTGGATTAAGTGAGGCGATTAATAATGTAGCAGAATCATTTAGAAAGGCTGAACAGGCTAGTAGTCGCTGGGACAAAAGTATTGACGCTATTAAAGACTTTTTACCTGGATTAAGTAGTCGCCAAGAAATAGCAGCAGAAAATTTAGGTGGAGCAGTTGCTCAAGCAATTAGAACTGTACCAGAGGGTGCTATTCGAGATGAGTTACAAAATCGTTTACAAAGTATTCTAGGTAATGTAGAACTTAGTGCAGAAGGTATTGAAAAGGCTCTTAATAAACTAGACAAAGAAAGTTTTAGAACTGTTTCCAAAGTCTTAGGACTAACTTTAAAAGATACTGATGAAGTATTAAAGAAGAGTCAAACACTAGCAAAAAATGTTGAGGAAGCTGGAAAAGCAGCTCAAACATCGTATCAAAATTTAGCTAATAGTGTACGAGATAATAGCCCATTAACTGTATTTATACAAAATAACTTAAAACGAGTTCAATCATTAGAAGAAGCTTTTAAAGATACTACAGCTGCTAGAGCCGCATTAGATAAATTATCAAAAGAAGGCGGTATAGAATTCTTTGGTAGTTTTGCCCTTCAAATTAAACAATTAACTGTAGAGTTTGACAGCCTAAATAATTTGTCAAAAGAATATTCTAGTAATATTTTTGAGCAAGAACAAGAAGTTAAAAAATTACAAGATTCTATGAAAGGATTGTATGCAACTGATCCTATTCGTAAAAGACTAGAAAAAGAATTAAAGAGTACAGTTGATTCAATAGACTACAGTAAAGGTAAATTAGCTGAAGTAGAAAGCAAAATAGCTAGTATACAACAAAAACTAGCAGATACTATTCAAGGAGCAGTATTAGAGCAAATCAATAGGATATTTGAAGTTTACGATCTGCGACTACAAAAAATACGTATTGATGCAGAAAAAGCTCGTGCTAGTATCGGCACTGGCACACAAACTAAAGCTAGTATTGACTATAGAGCACAATTAGATATTAAAGCAATTGATACAGAAAATCAGCTTGCTAAGATTAATGAAGATTTGGTGCTAAAAACAGAATTGAATAAAATAGCATTAGAAAATCTAACTGATCAATTAGAACTAAATAGACTAGAAAGTATTAAACAGACTTCTCCTACTAATTTGCGAAAACTTGAAGAAATAGCTCCTAAAATAACCGCACTAGAACAAAAACGCGAAACAGTTACTTCAATGCGAGATGAAGCTACCAGACTTGTACAAGCTGCACAAGGTGGGGATAGAGGAGCATTATCTGCACTTAAAGAATTAGTAAAACGTCCTGGTGGATCAGGCTTTTTACCATTAGTAGATATGCTGCAGAAAAAACTTGAACGCGACTTAAAAACTGTTTTAGACAAACAAAATATTGAAGCCAAACGAATATTTGACAATATAGGATTAAGTTTCGACTTAAGAATTAGAGATTTAAATAATACACTTACTACAGCTAATCAACAATTACAATCAGTCAGCGGATTACTAACACCTGGCGGAAATCAACAACTACAAGTACTTATTCAAGATATTAAAAATGCCGCTGATGTTCTTGAAATTGAAAAGAAAATAGCTCAAGAAACACAGCTGAAAAATATTGCAGTAAGTGCTAGCGAAAAGGAAAGTAGGCAGGCTATAATAGATAGATTAACAGGTGAACGTGAAGTATTAAAAACACAGCAAAATCAAAAACGCCAAGCTGATTTAGCATTAGCTATAGAAACTCGTAAACTAGAAGCAATAAAGCATACTATAGAATTAAGGCAGATGGAACTAGAAATATTTGAAAAAATATTTGAAACTGATCCAACCGTTGCCGAAGGTTTTAGACGAGAATTATATTCCTTAAAAGAATCTGAAGCCAGAGAAGTATCTAAGAGTAACATATCTAGATTACGAGAAGCCATTAGTCAACAACAGCAAAGTTTAGCAAATCTTGGCGAGCTTGGTATAAATACAGAAAGAAGTCAAGCAACAGCTTTTGAAATAGAGCTATTAAAATCTCTAGAAGAACAACTTGATAGAGTAATTGCTAA